ATGTAGACATCGTACTCGCCCACAGTTACGTCATTTAGTACCTTTTCCACGCCCATCTCGTCCTGAGTCCGCTGGTTTAGGGTAACCATTTCAGGCTTCCCATCGTAGCCAATGATCCGCAGGACGCGCTCTCGGTCGTAAATCTTGGGAATCAAGTCAAGGATAATCCGACCCGTATGCTTCATCGACCGCACTAGATTGTCGTAGTAGTGGAAGTTGGTCATGTCCTGCTGCTGTTGCTGACCACGGATGGCTTTCCCAGACATATTGCCTTGGGGCAACTGGGACGGATCAAAAATACCAACTACTGACTGTAAGTCCTTATCAATCGACATCGCAGCCGCAATAACACCCGCTGGCGGTGGCTCGGGCTGGAGCCGCTGTGGAGCTGGGGCTTCCTTGCCGTTGATGTCAGTCTGCTTATAACGCAAGACCGGCATGGACTTGATGTTAGCTTGCGCCCACTCGTTCTCGTGGCCCTCGTCCTGACCTTCGGCTAGCAGCCACTTGGCCTTCGGAGCCAAGGCAATGCTCTCGGTCAAGCTCGTCTGCCAGTAGTTGTACATACGTTGAGCGTCCTTGGCGTTACGCACCAAGCCGTACTTCTTGCGCTTGTCATCAACCGTAAGCTGCTGACCGTAGACCGGAACCACGGGGATGTAACGCCCAGACCAATCGCGCTCCTCAAGGATCTCAAGACCCGTGAGCTTGCACCACTTGATCTTCTTACGCATGGTGTCGCGCTCGCCAACCACCATAATCCCTGCCGCAGCTAGGATCTCAGGGCTCGGAGCTTCGTCCTTGTAGACCTTTGTCCCATCGGAGAGCAGCAGTAACTTGGTCTTTTTGCGCTCGCAATAGAAATACTCAGCTACGCGGATGTCCTCCTTCTGAACCCAATCGGGGTCAAAGTCACCGGTTCCGCGCTGGTTGAAGTCACCGCCATCATCAGCTCCGGGGTACTGGAGTCTAAAGTCATCTTTAGACATCAGGGTGGTGATCAAGACCTTCTCAGCGTCCGAGCCGTCAGGCTGGATGGAGTTGGGGTCAAAGTAGACCGAAAACGGGTTGTCAATAGGACGGATAAAGATTTCTTGGTCAAAGGAATCCTCGCGGACATAGTCGGTAATGACCCGCCAGTAGCCCCAACCAATGCGGACTGCGTACTCGCCAGCGGTGTCGTAGGCCGTATCAGCGTCAGAGTTGACCTCGATGTGCTTGAATATCCCGGTGATGATGTCCGCAACCTTTGCGTTGGCCTCGGAGTTCATCGAGTGAGCCCGCATCCGTGGGCGGGACTGACGCATCTGGTTGACTATCTGTCTGACGTAGGCATCTAGCTTATTGATGGTCAGGCAGGGTCTAGCCTCTAGGTGGCGTGAGTTCTGAACCTCGATAGGCCATTGGTCACCAGAGGAGAACTTCAGGTCATCTAAGCCCTTTTGCCGGTTTTCGGTATCAGCCTCATTAGAAAACTTAAGAAAGTCTATTGCTTCCTGTATGCGGGAGTCCGCAGGGATAGCACTCGGAACGTCTACTTTTGCCATAATTTACCCCATCCATGAGCCCGGAATCTGGTACACCGGCTTCTTTGGGCCAGCCTTCCGGGGTTCGTTTACCACCAATCCAATATACCTAAACGCGTCCGCGCCGTGGCTATAAATGTCGTGTAGCGGTGACTTGGAGAACTGTTTAGTATCTGGGTCAACATCATACCGATAGTGCCGCAGACATTGTAGCCCTTGATGGCAGTTTTCTTTATCAAAGTAACACTTCTGGAAAATCGTGCGGGCGGCGTTGATTGAGTCCGTGACCGGCACTCTCGGTAGGATTTGCACCTTGTAATTTGCTCCCCTAACTATGTCCGCAATCGACCGACCAGCCGCAGCTAGGGTTGTGTTCTCCGCGTCATGGGGTAGCCAGATGGTGTCGTAAACGTAGCCCAAGGACTGAAGCTGGGCCAAGTAGTAGCTCATGGTCTTTTGGTTGTCCTCAAGGTAACGGATCAGCCTAATCTCAAAGCCTATGAACTGTACGAACCATATCGCAGTATTGTCAGCCCAGCCCAAGTCGAATACCGCGTGGACGGGCTTAATAGCGTCATACGGAACTTTAGTAATCCGACCGTCCATCTCAGCCAAAGTCATCTCTTGGGCAAAGACCGCGCCATCGACCGTCCGTCTGCATAAGCCCTCCCAGACATTTAGATAGGCGTTGTGGTCGTGGATCTCAAGGTTCTCTTTTTCCTCCCGCAGGGTTTGGGGGAACCACGGGTTGTCGCGCCATGTAATCTTCTGGACTATTGCGCTCTCAGGCGGGCTGATCACGAACCGCTGGTAGGTATCATCAGTCTCCAGCTCCGGGTTAAAGGTTACCCAGATTTCTGAGTTATCCCTACGGATGGTTGGGATCAGGACGTTCCAGCTAGTTTTGGAGATGGTCTGGGCTTCCTCGCACCAGCAGATGTCCACACCCTCAAAGGACTTGATGGACATGATGTTGTTTTTCAGTCCCGCAAAGAAGAACTCGGTTCCGTTCCGACCCTTGATCGAGGTGTTCGTTACCTCGTAGAACTCCGATAAACCCAACTGAGCTATCTGGTCAGCCAAAAGCTTGTGGACTGAATCCTTGATTGAGACCTGAAACTCTCGGGCGCAGAGGATTCGTAGTGGGTCTTTGGCTCCCTTGATCAGTAGGGCTCTAGCCACTCCCCAAGACTTTGCCCCACCTCGGCCCCCGTAGAGAACCTTATAACGCTTGGGCTCAAAGAGGCACGCAAGTTTGACCGGGAACTCTGCCTTAGCTACGGCCTGTTCAAGTAGCTCCCTGTCATCAGACATCAATGGTCTCGGGCGGCTTTATGAACGTGACCTGTATCGCATTAAGGATTGGAGAGCCATCGGCGTTCTCCATCTGGTTGATCTGGATTGCCTTGCCGTCTAGCCTGTCTATTACTTCCTTGACTGCCCAAGCCTCTCCCAGCTCTGCCTGAGTTAGTAGCGTCTCTACTATCCTTGGGAGTCTCTGAGGGTTCTGAACCAGCGCCTTACGCAAAGCGTCATGGAACATCTTTCCCTTTACAGCATTCGTATTACCTATCGGTGCGGCCATATTGATTAACTCAATCTATAAGTTCCTGACACAAATGGGAATGTAAACTATTCTCGTTTAGATTACAACCTTTTTCGTTTTGTTTATTTAGGCGTTTAAAACTTGTACTTATACAACAGGTTTACCAAATTTCTCATTGGTTCGCCCGCAGGGGTTGCGCCCATCTTCTGATAACTTGCGCTCAGTTGGTGAGGCCCTTTGTTGTAGTAAACATCGCCTCCAGTTAAATCTGACTGACTAGACGTCCCGTAAGGAGTCTTGACTTTTGACCCTGACCCCGCAACTCCAAAGCCTACGTTGTCCTTGCCTACTGGAATCTCTATTCCTAGCCTTCCACCGTATCCAGTAGCTTTCGCAAAGTCGTTGCCGGTCTGCTCTAAGCCACCGCTGATTCGCAACATGGGCAAAATTTCGTCTAAGAATGACTTCTGCTGGCTAGGGGAGAGCCGAGCAAAGATACGGTCGAGGTCTCTCCCCTTGCTTGATCCTAGATTCGCAAGATCCGACAAAGAGATTTGATCGCCCTCATTCATTACTTCTTACCTTTAGTACCCTTTTTGGCTTCCCGTTTGACCGCATAAGCTATCGCAACCGCCTGTTTAACTGGTTTCCCAGCCTTGACCTCGGTCTTGATGTTCTGCTTGAACGCCTTGTCTGTCGTGGATTTCTTTAGCATGGCTACTTCTTTGCTGTCTTGGCTGACTCTTTGAACGCCTTTGCTGTTGGCGCTCCCTTGCTTCCGGGGGCTCGCATCTTTTCTGGAGTCTTGCCCGCTGCCTTTTGTGCCTTGATTCTCTCGCGCTTGGCGTGGATGTTCGCGTAAAGTCCTGTAGCCATCAGTCATTCCCCTCGTTTTCGTTAATCTGGACGGTATCTGCCTTGATCTTCGCAAGCCACCAATTGCAATCCGCAATCGCTCCATCCAGCGCTTGAAGATTAGCCAAAGTGAGGGCACGTTGTTGATTAAGTTCCGCAACTCTTGCCTGTATTGACTGCTCATCCATTAAGCACCATGGATTACTGCAAAGTTCACAACAACGGCTTCGCCCAATGTGCCAGCAGTAAAGTTACGCAATGAAATAGTTGCTGAACCGGCAGCCAAATTGGACACATACACTAGGTAAGCGCCTACTGTTGCGCCGCTTGCAATACATACGACCAAAGTGTCTTTAGCGCCAATCGTGGAGTTATTTAGGGTAAACGAAACAGTAGTTACCGTTGCCAAATTAGCATTATTCATAGTAATTTGACCCGCAGACTTGTTAAGGGTCACGGCGGTAGATTTGTCCGTCAACTGGGTGACCGTACCCTGCGCTGCTGCGGAGTAACCTAATTCGGTGGACGCATAGATAGTTGTTCCAACTACTGAACTTGGGGTGCTTGCTCCGATTGGGCTGTTGTCTACCGAACCCCCAACAATTATTTGATCTTCGTAAGCTACACCGATTGATTTTGAATTCGACATGATTTTCCTTTAGTTAGTTAACAATTCCAGTTTTTCAAGGCCGCAGCCTTACGGGTTGGTCGGCCCTTATCGTCTTTCATCGGGCCGGGGACTCCACTCATCCGCGCACAAAAAGACTTTTTACGGCCTTCGTCAGCCTTTGTCTTAGGGTTTGGAGCTGGAGCTTTAAGGTTTGAATTATTTTTCGCATTGTATGCCGCCCTTCCTTTTGCAGTCATGCCCGCACCCTGCTCGACAGGCTTGTAGTTCTTAGCCTTGCCAGTAGTAGTCCGGGGTATGGGTTTATTGGTTGTTTTCATCGATCCAACACACATCCTTCCATGACATCATAAGCAACTTTTGGCCTTCTTGCTCTACTTCTTGATACGTTAGGTACTCGCCTGTGGTTCCATAACGGACCCTCTGACCTACCTCGCAAGGGTTAGGAATGATCCTGCCCTTCTTGTCGTACTCCCCCGGCCCAACAGCCACCACCTCGCCCATGTTCGGGTTTTCTTGCATGATTACTTCAAGAATTGCGCTCTTTTCGCGCTCAATCGGCTTGACTAGAATCCGGTCGCGCAATGGCTGGATCATTTTTTCTCCGTTTTTTGGGTTCGTCAATAACTTTCTGTTGAAACTCTCCGCACCATTGTGTGTCCTGCTTCATTACATACTCGGGATACCGCTGGCACATACCGAACTTCTGGTTTGCCAGAAAGAACTTACAAGTCCCGCAGTTCACTTCAAGTTTTCCAGCTTGTAAATCGTTGTGTTAATCAGATCCGTAATCCCGTCTATCAGATTCTGGATCTCTGAATCTTGTGGTAAGTCCTTGCGGGTGTCATCCACATAGTTCCGCAAAGCCTTCATGTATGCAAGCGGGTCTTTATCCATATA